GTCACCTACACATGATTCCCCTGCACATGCAAAAAGCCACGCGCACACCTGCCGCGCTGATGTTTTGACCCGAGGTTTATTAAAACCGAGCGGTCTAGTATATATATACTCCCATAATAATTTTCTGTTATATTTAATACCCCCCTCAGAGTACCTAAAGTACTCCTCGGATAGTGTGACCTGCGTCACATCGTACGCATACAGAGAGGGGGTCTGGGAAAATACTTTCCCAACCCACTCGGAAATGACCCGTTTGAACGGGTCTTCTATAGTATATAGATAATATATACGGAGTCGCTCCGTTTAAGACTCCGCTCCTCCTATATATAATATAATTTTTGAATTTTTTATACAAATGGGACAGTTATGCCGTTTCTAAGAGGCGTTAAATCTGCGTTATTGGACGGGATATATAATGGGTCGAAAAGCAGGAAAACAGAGTTTTACCAAGGAAGAGGCACAGGCTAAAGTACTGGCTCTTCTAGAGCAGGGTGCTACAATCACCGCCGCTATGGCCGCCGTGGACCGTCAGGACACCGCCTTCCGCCAATGGTCTATGCAGGATACTGACTTCAAAGAAGCCTCTGATAAGGCCCGCCTTGCAGGCAAGGGCATCAAAGCCGATTTAGCCGAACTCAAGGATATGCCCTTTCATGAGTTCTCTGAACAGTTCCTAGGCTCTAAACTATTTGACCATCAATTGGACTGGATTGACCTGATTGAGGGTAAACCCCCTCGCTGGCTACCTTCGGGTATGACCTACGAGATGGGAGACCCCAACCGTGTCCTTATTAACGTGCCACCTGAGCACGCCAAGTCTACAACCATCACAACCAACTATGTGACATACAAGATTGTGACCAACCCTAATACGCGAGTAATCATCGTTTCTAAAACCCAGGGTATGGCTCGCAAGTTCCTAGGCGCTATTAAGACGCGTCTTTCCCACCCTGGCTACATGCGACTACAAACGGCCTTCGGCCCTAACGGTGGGTATAAGGCGGACGCAACACAATGGTCCGCCGACATGATTTATCTAGGTACAGGCCGCGACTCTGGCGAAAAAGACCCTACGGTACAAGCACTGGGATTTGGGTCCCAGATATACGGAGCACGTGCCGACCTGATTATTCTAGATGACGTAGTAATGGGCTCAAATGCTCATGAGTGGGAAAAGCAAATCGAGTGGCTTCAAAAGGAAGTAATCACTCGTTTGGGACGCCACGGTAAACTTATCATCGTTGGTACACGTGTCTCTTCTATTGACCTGTACAAGATGATTCGAGATGGCTCACAATGGACTGGTGGCAAATCACCCTTTACTTATTGTGCGATGCCTGCTGTACTACAGTTTGACGAGAAGCCTGTTAATTGGCAAACCCTCTGGCCTGAAACAGACCAGCAAGAAAATGATTTGGACGATGTACTTGAAAATGGATTATACCCCAAGTGGGATGGACCCTCGCTCTTTAGGCGTCGCTCTGAGGTCGCTCCGTCGGTTTGGGCTATGGTCTACCAACAGGAAGATGTCCAAGAAGACTCAATATTCTCTCCAACCTGTGTGGCTGGCTCAGTCAACGGAATGCGAAAAAGAGGACCTTTAAAACCAGGTGCTCCAGGACATCCTAGCCATGTTGAAGGTTATACTATTATTGGACTTGACCCTGCTATGGCAGGTGCTACAGGTGCGGTAGTCTGTACATACAACAGAGCAGATGGGCGTATCTACGTTCTAGATGCTGTCAATATGACAGAACCAACCCCTGCTAAGATTCAAAATCTTATTGAAGATTGGGTGGAGAAATACCGCCCTCAAGAATTGCGTATCGAAATCAACGCACATCAGAAGGCTTACGCCCTGGACGACAACTTACGTAACTTCCTAGCAGGTTACGGTACGCAACTTAATTCGCACTTTACTGGTAAGAACAAATGGGACACTTCTTTCGGTGTAGCATCTATGGCTACACTATTTGGCAATACCCGTGATGGTCGTTTCCAGGATAACAACCTGATTGAACTACCAAGTAATGAAGGTTCTGAAGGTCTGAAGACCTTGGTACAGGAACTTATTACTTGGAAGCCAGACACTAAGAACCCAACTGACGTTGTTATGGCTTTATGGTTTGCGGTAATTCGCATCAGAGAAATGATGCAACGCTCAAGCCAAGCATCACAGTACGCAAGCAACAGATGGGCGACCCGCGCTCAGGTTGAACGCAGATTTGCAATCAACTTAGATGACGCATTCGCTGACCAATGGTCACAACAATACAGTTAGGATAACAATGGCATTATCGATGGAACAGGTAGCAGCACGCGTTGAAGCGCTACGCTACCGCAACAGTGAGCGTGATGCTCGCAACCAGGATGTCCTTGCTGTCCGTAAGGGTCAAATCTCACAGGTTTATCCTGACTTCTTCCCAGATGGTGTAGATGCTAACGTAGTTGCTAACTTCATTGATGTTGTAGCACGCGACCTTTCTGAGGTAATGGCTCCACTTCCTGCAGTTAACTGCTCTGCTGCCAACTCTGTAAGCGATAAGGCTCGTTCTTTTGCTGACAAGCGTACTCGCATTGCATCAAACTATTTTTCTCACTCTGACCTATCAGTACAGATGTACTCAGGCGCAGACTGGTATCTCACATATGGTTTCGTTCCGTTCATGATTGAATTGGACGAAGAAGCAAAGATGCCGCGTATCCGCATAGAAAATCCAATTGGGGCCTACCCAGAATTTGACCGCTATGGACGCTGCGTTGCATTTGCTAAACGATATATAATGACACTAGGAGAACTGGTTTCCCAGTTCCCAGAGTTTGAGCGCGAACTACTTGGCGCTAATGGCTATAAGCAAGACTTATACTCACAGGTAGAGATGATTCGGTACTACGATAAAGACCAATCATTAATTTACTTACCAACCAAAAAGAATTTAATTTTATCTTACGCGGCTAATCCCCTTGGTAAGATGATGGTTGTCGTGGCGCGTAAGCCATCTATTGATGGCGAACTGCGTGGACAATTCGACGACGTATTAGGTATCCAACTTCTCCGCAACCGTTTCGCCTTATTGGCAATGGAAGCAGCAGAGAAAAGTGTTCAAGCACCAATTGTATTACCTCAAGACGTACAAGAACTCCAGTTGGGTGGAGATGCGGTTATCCGTACCTCTAACCCTGCTGGCGTTCGACGTGTCGAATTAAACATTCCACAAGGCGCGTTCACAGAATCACAACTACTTAACCAAGAACTCCGTGCAGGTACTCGTTATCCAGAAGGACGTTCTGGTAATATCGATGCTAGCATCGTTACTGGTCAAGGCGTTCAAGCACTCATGGGTGCATTTGATACACAGGTCAAGTCAGCACAGGCAATCTTTGCATCATCACTACGTGATGTTATTAGCATGTGTTTTGAAATTGATGAGATGATGTATCCAGCAGAGAAGACCATTCGTGGTGTAGACTCTGGTTCTCCATACGAGATTACATACAAGCCATCAAGAGACATCAAGGGTGACTACTCTGCAGATGTACGCTATGGTATGCTTGCTGGCCTTAACCCAGCACAGGGACTTATCTTTATGCTACAGGCTCTAGGTGGCGGTCTTATCTCTAAGGATATGGCTATGCGTGAACTACCATTTACGGTTAACGTAACACAAGAACTTGAAAAGATTGAAATTGAAAGTATGCGTGCATCACTCCTTGGTGGCATTACTGCAATGGCTCAGGCTATTCCAGCAATGGCTACATCAGGTGGAGACCCAGCATCTATAGTAACTAAGATTGCGGGAGTAATTACTGCACGTCAAAAGGGTACAACTCTTGAAGATGCCGTTGCAGAAGCGTTTGCTCCAGAGCAACCAGTTCCTCCTGTTGGGGCTGCACCTTCCCCTGTTGAGCAGCCGTCCCCTGTTCCAGGCGCGGCTCCAGCAGGAGGCCTTCCACCAGAAGCACCAATGGGTATGCCACCAGCAGCACCAGCACCAGACATCCAAACAATTTTATCTACCCTTAGTGGTAGCGGCAAGGCTTCGGGACGAGTAACAACTAGGGGATAAAATGACTACGCTAGTAGCGATACAGGGTGACGGATGGTCGGTATTAGGGTGTGATTCTCGCCTTAGTGATGAGCATGGACGATTTCAAGTAAGCAAGACACCAAAGATTGTAGAAAACAATGGTGTGTTGATTGCTGGTTGTGGTTCTTCTCGCGCAAGCAATATATTGCACTATGGATATGTACAACCTAGGGCAACATTAAAAGAAGATTTAAATACTTATATGACACAGAGGTTCGTTCCGCAAATGCGTAAGAACTTTGTTGATGCAGGTATTGATATGAAAGAGGACGGCGATGTTGCGCAAAACGAGGGCGGATTCCTCATCTCAGTCAAAGGGCAAGTTTTCTCAGTTTCTGATGATTACTCTTGGGATACCGATGTTCGTAATGTATACGTTATGGGTAGTGGTGGAGATGTTGCCCTCGGTGCATTGGCAGCGTTGGGTGTGGAAAAAGTAAAGACAGTTAATCAAGCAGAGACAATGATTCGTAAAGCAATTGCTATTGCAATTAAATATGATAACATGTGCTCTGAACCAATTTATACATTTAAACAATTCAAGTAGGAGGCAATCATGGTAAGTGGTGGACCAAATGGAGGACCCCAGTATAATCCTGCTAATGTCTCTGGCGTGGGTGGGGCTGGACAAAGCGGTGACTATACAGGCTTTGCTTATGGACAGAATAAAGCAATCAACCAAGACCGTGTGGTAGGTAACCAAGCAGTGAAATCTATTAAAGCATCAGAAGTTTCAGCACCAGACACACCTTATGGTGGAATGAATTTTCCAGAACTTGGTACAATATTTGACCCAGATACTGACCCAATGACACCGATGTCTACGGGAGTAGACTTTGGCCGTGGTGCTGGCTCAGAAGCATTGCCTAAGAACATGCAGAACAACACTCGTCCAGATGAGAATGCTATGATTGCAAAGCAGTATCTACCAGATTTGGTAATCGCTGCACAATCTAAGGACGCACCAGATTCATTTAAGCGTTTTGTTAACTTCTTAAT